AGGTTATAGTGTTCTCGGCGAAGTTGATCATCCAGAAGGTCTAAACATTAACTTAGATCGTGTAAGCCATATGATCACAGAAATGTGGATGGATGGCCCAAACGGTTACGGCAAAATGAAAATTTTACCTACTCCGATGGGACAACTAGTTAGCACAATGATACAATCGGGTGTTAAACTAGGTGTTTCATCAAGGGGTTCAGGTAATGTCGTTGAAGGCAGCGGAGAAGTCAGTGATTTTGAAATAATCACTGTTGATGTCGTTGCCCAACCTAGTGCTCCGGGGGCGTATCCTACGCCTATTTACGAGCATCTAATGAATACTCGTGGTGGGTATAAGGCATACGAATTAGCACAGGCGACTAAAGATGACGCAAAGGCACAGAAATACTTAAAAGAATCGTTGGTTAATATAATCAACCGACTCCAATAAAAAGGAGAAACATAATGTTGGATGCACTAAAAACACTGTTCGAAAATGATGTAGTTAACGAAGAAGTGCGCCGTGAAATCGAAGAGGCGTGGGAAGCCAAGGTGAAAGAAAATCGCCAGGCTGCTACTGCTGAACTTCGTGAAGAATTTGCTAAGAAGTATGAACACGACAAGCAAACAATGGTGGAAGCCATTGATAAAATGCTAGAAGATAGACTTGCTTCTGAAATTTCTGAGTTTGCAGAAGACCGCAAACAATTAGCTGAAGCTAAAGCAAAGTATGCTGTTAAAATGCGTGAAAACGCAAATTTAATGAAAAACTTTGTAATGGAATCACTGAAAAAAGAAGTTAGCGAACTACACGAAGATCAAAAGGCAATGGCAGATAAATTTGCACAGCTCGAAGAATTTGTGGTAGAATCACTTGCAAAGGAAATTGCAGAGTTTTATGAAGATAAAAAAGACTTAGCAGAAACCAAGGTTAAACTTGTTAAAGAAGCTAAGAGCAAATTTGCAGAAGTCAAGAAAGACTTTCTTGCAAAGAGTGCTAATTTAGTGTCCGAAACTGTTGGCAAGACTCTTAATAAAGAGATTGGTCAACTTAAAGAAGACATTGAAACAGCACGTAAAAACGATTTTGGTCGTAAACTATTCGAAGCATTTGCTTCAGAATACGCAGGTAGCTACCTAAATGAGAAATCAGAAACTGCTAAACTTTTAAAAGTTATTGACGTAAAAGAAAAGCAGATTAAGGAAGCTAAAACTTTAGCCGTTAAGGCTAAAAAACTAGCAGAATCAGCAGCAGCAGAAAAAACTGTTCTTGTTGAAACAGCTAAAAGAGAAAAAATTCTTAACGATTTAGTAGCACCTCTTGCAAAAGATCAAAGAGAAATTATGACAGACTTACTGGAATCAGTACAAACTAATAGATTACAATCTCAGTTTGATAAGTATCTACCGGCAGTTATTGACGGTAAAGGTCCAGCGAAGCAGAAGGCAGTATTGGCAGAGGCAAAAGAAATTACAGGCAACAAAGAAGAAACTAACGTTAGTTCACAAGCAGACGACGGAAATGTCATTGACATTAAGCGTCTAGCTGGATTATAATTAAGGAGAATCAAAATGTCAGAACTACTAGAAGGACGCTGGCAGGACACAAGAAATGCACTTCTTGAAGGCCTACAAGGCAACAAGAAATCTGTAATGGCTGCTACTTTAGAAAATACTCGTAAGTATTTGTCTGAGAGTGCTACTGCAGGTGCTACCTCTGCCGGTAACGTTGCGACTCTTAACAGAGTTATTTTACCCGTCATCAGACGTGTAATGCCAACAGTTATTGCTAACGAGATTGTTGGTGTTCAGCCTATGACAGGTCCAGTGGGTCAAATCCACACACTACGTGTACGTTACAGCGACACTGCCGATAACGTAACAGCAGGTGATGAAGCACTATCACCATTCAAGATTGCGAGTGCATACTCAGGTAATAACGATGACAGCAACCCAGCCGCTAACACAACAGCGTCACTAGAAGGTCAAGCTGGTAAGCGTTTAAGCATTCAGATCTTGAAACAAACAGTCGAAGCGAAAACCAGAAAGCTATCAGCTCGCTGGACTTTCGAAGCCGCGCAAGACGCACAGTCACAGCATGGCATCGACGTTGAAGCAGAAATCATGGCTGCACTAGCACAAGAGATTACTGCTGAGATCGACCAAGAAGTACTAACTTCTTTACGTGCTTTAGCAGGTACAGTTGAAACTTATGACCAAGCAGCAGTAAGCGGTACAGCTACTTTTGTTGGTGATGAGCATGCTGCATTAGCAGTACAAATCAACAGAACTGCTAACTTGATCGCACAGCGTACAAGACGTGGCGCTGGTAACTTTGCAGTTGTAAGCCCATTTGCGCTAACAATTCTACAAAGTGCGACAACAAGTGCATTTGCACGTACAACTGAAGGTTCATTTGAAGCACCAACTAACACTAAGATGGTTGGCACATTGAACAACGCTATGAAGGTATATGTTGACTCATATGCTTCAGATAGCACTCCAGTACTAGTTGGATACAAAGGCTCATCAGAGTCTGACGCAGCAGCGTTCTACTGCCCATACATTCCATTAATGAGCAGTGGTGTTGTACTAGATCCGTCAACATTCGAACCAACCGTATCATTCATGACACGTTATGGTTATGTTGAACTATCTAACACAGCGTCATCACTAGGTAACGCAGCA